AAAATATATCTTGCGGTAAAGTGGGGAAGACTTTACAAGGCGGAAGAGTGGGTAGCTTTAGAGAAACTTTATAATGAATTTATGGAGTCCTTTGATATACAAGGGGCAGCCCGCATAGATACATTAAAAATGATATGTAAAACAAGTCTTAAAATGAATGCTGCAATAGACTGTGGTGATACGGATACATATCAGAAGCTATCCCGCGTATACGATGCCATGATGAAATCCGCGAAATTTACAGAAGCACAAAATAAAAATGATAAAGCTGAATTCGCGGATTCTGCTGGACAAATTGTTGCCTATTGTGAGAAAGAGGGCGGTCAGATACCTAAATTTGAAATTACTGCAGATCAAGATATTATAGATACAGTTATTTCTGATTTAAAGAAATATAATAAATCATTGATATATGAAGATAAATCATTAGCACAAGAGATAGAACAATATTTGAAGAATAGAGAAGCTGCTGAGCAAATGAAGCGTGATAGAGAAGAAGCTAATCTTGCGGGATTGGAAGAAGTCCAGTTAAATGATGATGATTATGCGGATTTTAAAGAAGCTATAGAGCAAGATAAAGCAGAAGATCAAGGATTAGTTGAAGGAGGAGAAGATGAATGAGTTTAAAGAATTTATTAGATATAACTGCCTCACGAGAAGCATCTAAAGGTTTTAAACAAGGTTTATCAGAAGAAAGAATAAAAGAACAATTACCTTATTTAAGAAATTTAGTGGCTTTCTTTAGAGAATATCCTGATTTATTTATTGACTTTCTATTAAAAAACAACAATCCACATAATTTTCATTTTTATTTTTATCAAAGAATATTTTTGAGAATTGTTATGAGACACCGATACGTGTATGCGACCTTTCCGAGAGCGTGAATAATTGCGCCTTAAAATTAAAAAATTTTAAGCAAACTTCTTTAATTGCAAAGACTCTAAAATAATATATACATAGAAGAACTTCGAGGAAGTTTTTCTAATTATCAAGGGAATTTGCAGACAAGTATTTATAAAAAGGAGATTTGCACTATGAGAAAACAAATTAAAGATTATGAAAATTATTTTATTTATGATAATGGAGATGTTTTTAATTCTTCAACAAATAAAATATTAAAAGGTTCTTTTTCTGAAGGTGGTTATAAATATTATAGATTATCTAAAAATAATTGTAAAAAAATGTTTTATGCTCATAGATTAGTAGCAGAACATTTTTTAGATAATCCTAATAATTTACCAGTTGTTAATCATATTGATGGAGATAAATTAAATAATAATGTTTCTAATTTAGAATGGGTAAGTTATTCAGATAACACCAAACATGCTCATGATAATAGATTAATAAAAGAAAGAAAAAAAGCTGAATATTATAAAGAAAATTTACCAAATGAAATTTGGAAAAAGGTTTATGATTATCATTATTCTGTTTCTAATTTAGGAAGAATAAAGAATGATGAAACTGAATTATTATTAAAACCATCTTTAACTTGTGGGTATTATAAAGTAAGATTATGTAAAAATGGAAAAACAAAAGATATAGTTTTACATAATCTTGTTTATCAAATTTTTAACAATATAGAAGAAATACCTAAAGGATATGTAATTGATCATATAAATGCAATTAAAACAGATAATAGAATTGATAATCTTCAATTAGTTACTTTAAGTGAAAATGTTAATAATGCTCTTTACAAAACAAAAACTAATTCAAGCGCTAAGCCTGTTATACAAATGACACTACAAGATGAATTTATAAAAGAATTTTCTTCTTGTGCTGAAGCAGCTAGAGTATTAAATTTAGATAGTAGTACAATTTCTAAAGTTTGTAGAGGACAAAATAAATCTCATGGCGGATTTCACTTTAAATATAAATAAAGTTTCAACGACTATCCTGAAATAAGCTTCCTCGGAATAAAAATAGAAGCAATAGGAGTAGGGCCGAAGTTAATGCGGCGGGTGAGAATCCCTTAAATCGAAATGGGAAGTACCTAAAAATAGGTAGTGACATAGTCTAGTCTTATAGGAAACTATAAGCAGTTCATAAAAGAACGTATATAAGAGTTGCGTCTTATATAGAATATTACGATAGTAAGTCTTTTCTCTCAATGCTAGCTCTTATGTTAAGAGCAATACTCTATCCCGGTTCTCAATTGTTTGTGACTACGGGAGGAAAAGAGCAGGCTGCGAGTATCACAATAGCTAAAATAGAAGAATTATGTACTTTAATTCCCGCTCTTAATAATGAAATAAATTGGGATCGTGGTGTATCAAAGAAATCTAAAGATGATGTTAAATATGTATTTAAAAATGGCTCGATTATAGATATACTTGCGGCAAGACAGTCTTCTAGAGGACAACGTAGAACTGGCGGTCTTATGGAAGAATGTGTTCTTATTGATGGTGATATTCTTAATGAAGTTATAATTCCTACTACAAACGTAGATAGATTACTTCCAGATGGTAGTCGTCATAAAGAAGAAATGGTTAATAAGTCTCAAATATATATTACAACTGCAGGCTGGAAAAACTCTTTTGCATATGATAAGCTTGTGGAATTATTAATCCAGAGTATTATAGATCCAAATGAAGCTATGATTATGGGCGGAACTTATGAGACTCCTGTTAAAGAAGGATTATTAAATGAAGACTTTGTAGATAAACTTAAAATATCTGGTACTTATAATGATGAATCATTTGATCGAGAATATAGAAGTATTTGGTCTGGTGATGTAGAGAACGCATTTTATTCTGCGGAGAAGTTTGATAAACATAGAGTATTATTACAACCAGAGTATGAATATAGCGGCAGATCTTCAAAAAATGCTTATTATGTTATAGGTGTCGATGTAGGTCGTATTGGATGTACAACCGAGGCAATGATTTTTAAATCTACTCCGCAACCACAAGGTGCTGATTTAAAAACATTGGTTAATATTTATACTTATGAAGCGGAAGATTTTGAAGTACAAGCTATTAATTTAAAGAAATTATATTATAAATACAAGGCGCGGGTACTTGCTATAGATGCTAATGGATTAGGTGTAGGTTTAATTGATTTTATGACTAAAGCACAAGTGGATCCAGAAACTGGAGATGATCTTCCACCATTTGGAGTTGAAGGCGGGACTGCAGAAGATACTATGGAACTTTATAAAAAGATAAAAGGTCCAGGTGTTGAAGAAGATGCTATGTATTTAATTAAAGCTAATGCACCAATTAATACAGAAGCATTTTCTTATGCTCAGACTCAAATGGCAAGTGGCAAGGTTAAATTTCTCATAGACGAGTCCGCCGCAAAGACAAAATTAATGCAAACAAAAGTTGGACAAAATATGAATTCAGATAAAAGAAATGAATATCTTCAACCTTTTGTTTTGACTTCGGTATTGAGAGAACAAATGTTAAATTTAGTAGAAGAAAATGCGGGAGTTAATATTTTACTTAAACAAAGTAATAGAAGTATTAAAAAGGATAAATTTTCTGCTTTTGTTTATGGACTTTATTATATTAAGAAAGAAGAAGAAAGAAAACGGAAAAGAAGAAAAGCTAGTATTGCTAATATGATGTTTTTTTCTTAAAAAATTGGGCAATAGTAAAAAAGAGCAAAGAGATAATTTTTAATTATATTAGTAAAGGAGAAGAAAATGTATGAGGGCTAGTAGAGGAGAGATCAAGATAGAGGAAATTTTGGATGCGGCTGGTCTTCCATATCAAGAAGAATATACTTTTCCAGACCTAGTCTCGAGCTCAGGCCGCGCGTTAAGATTTGACTTTGCCGTGTTTAATGACGAAGGGGAGCTAGAGTTTTTGATAGAGTACCAAGGTATTCAGCATTATCAGGCCAAGTCCAAATACGGCGGAGCTAAAGGTTTATATCAACAAAAATATAATGATAATCAGAAACGAAAATATTGTGCCGAGCATGGTATTCGTTTAATCTGCATCCCTTATTGGGATGAAAATATAATGGATTATGATTATATTATGAAAGCCGCATATGGCTGGTAATATTTTTAAATATTTTGTTTACTTAAAATTAGTGAAATTTGACATTTCACTAATTTTTTGTTATAATAAAGAAGATAGAGATAGGAGGTGTCTCATTGCGTAATAGAATAAAAGAAATCCATGATAAGGGTTTTAATATCATAGCGGGACAACAAGACGCCTACCTTAATCAACAAACTGGTTATCAAGGTTTACCTTCTATTGATTTTAATAAAATTAAAATAGGAGCAAAAACACTTGATGATGCAAT